TGCTTAAGACTGAATACATCTTCCACGTCTTCCACAGTCTTACAATCGACTGTATCTTCATGACTCAAAGGAGACAGGCCTGCACCAACAAAGGCACAGCGGTCTTTACACTTTATAAGAGGTTCATGAGACCCTTTAGTAAATTCATTACCGAAGCAGCCAGGACGCATGCATGTCTTGCAGGACACCATCGATACTGAGGTCTTCTTTTCATCAGCAGACCACGTCCCTAGCTCTTCCACATTACGGCCTGGTATAAGACCAAGCTCGGGTTTGACGACTTGAGTATCGCCAAAACTATCAGCACGTACACCATCCTTCGTTGCAGCTGCAAACAAAGGTGCAAAATCCACGATACAAGGAAGCTTCTTTATTTGCTTCAACAACGATGAATATTCTAATTCATGCTCGCGGGTCAAGCCGTACACCTGAAATATCATAGCATACGTCTCATCATTAGGCATAAATGCACGTTCCACATGTGCATTATGGCGTGCCGCCCTTTTCATTTCAACTGTTAAAAACACATCACCTGCTTTCACATGATCAGTAAGTTGAATACACTTCTTCCACAACGAGTTTAGAAAAGGGATTCCTATTGAGTCAACAAGCCTGCCGCGTGCATCACCAGCAACAAGCCTGTCAACCTTCATGTTGGTAGGTGGATTGACATACCACCCACCCTTTGATATAACCCTCCCTATAGGAGGGCCAAGGATCACAATCGGCGTCCCATCAACATCATCGACAGGATAAAACCGTGCAGAACAAAACGATGCCTCATACTTGGCATTGGCTCCAACATGAATTTTTGGTTCAAGATTGAGCCCTAACTTGGCCAACAAATCGACCAATTCCAACTTTGTCCACAAGTGTTCTTCAGCAATACCTAAATTGTCATCACCAAGCAACAACAAAACAAGATTATACTGGGCATATACCTCACTAGGTGACAGCCAAACGCCAGTCAACCCAAAGTGATGAAATGCAACACAAAACACTATCGCAAGTCCTTGCAACATAGTATTGCCACAGGAGGTATTTGGATCGCCAGAATGACGCGACCCATCAACATGATACCTATTGCCCCACTTATCAGCACCATGTGTGTTGATAGCAGCAGCAATCGCATCCAGCACCGGCTGGGTAGCGCCCGACATCTTATAAATAAGATGCTCCAATGCTAAGAATCGACGATGAATCGTAGAATCAAAGCGTGCAAAATCACCTTCTAGAACCGACAACACCCCCACTTTTTCACAGGCAGCCTTAAAAGCAGCGCCAATTTGATTAGCAGAGGCACCTGATGTATACATAGGTCCAGAAGTTCCTTTGACACTCCAACAAGCAGCAAGTCTCTTTGCAAATGCTTGAATAAAAGGGGCAACAACCACGTTAAACGTGTCCGTCGCACCCTGGATGTGCCTAGGGGCCAATTTAGGGATATTCTTATCAAGCGTTTGAACATCAGATTTAGGTAATAATTCTACCTTAACAAACGGCTTTTGGCGAATTGGATCAGATGGCGTTAAACCAGCAATATAGCACTTATAAGCAAGACGCTGACGCGCTCGTTGTGCACTAGGAAACCTGGAATTCCACTCTTGAAAGGTAAGTGGTTTAACAGGATCCTCCAAAACACCAGGAAAGAATTCCTTAAAATTTTCAATGACATAAGACTCAAACTTATCAAAGAAATCAGAGTCAAAGATTTGCTCATCATGAAAGGGTTGTGCTTTCAGCGACCTCTCAACAAGAGCAGATATGGCAGAGTGACACGAATTCTCAGGGACCACAGGTATAGAAGCCGTGGATACAATACCGCCCGGGAACAACGGTGGTGTGTCATGAATGGCAGTGACATCACCAACTTTCAACTTGGCCGTAGGGTCAAGTGACAAAGAAAGCAACTCTGTCAGTGGCTTTGGAGGAGGAGTGGAAGGCAAAGGAACAATAGGGCAAGATACCACACATGTACGTGGCTGATTACTCGACCTATCTATCCTATATCGCTCAAATGGATCAAAAGCCACCTTTCGGCAGCGCCAAATGAGTAGCACCAAAACCACTCCAATAAAAACAATAACACCCACAACCGTCAATAGCGACAGTCCAACCAAAGGGTTAGCAAGATGGATGGTACCTCCAATAACAGATACTACTGCAACAAGAACGGTAAG